ACAATCATGGACGGCTGGCGGGAAGGGATTCCCGCCAGCCGTTTCCTTTTGGAGCTACTCCATTGATTGTCAAAGTCGGCGGGACAGAGGTGGAAATTCGCGTCGAGGCCGTGCTCTCGATGCCGCGTCTTTCGTTTACGGCTAACCACTTCGCGTGGGCACAGGCTCTGATGCCGCTGGGCATCCGGCCAACGATGGGCACCGGCGCGTTCTGGTCACAGGTCAACACGAGAATTTTTGAGCAGTTCATCGACAAGTGCGAGTATCTGCTCACCATCGACTACGACACATTTTTCACGAAGTCTGACGTCGAGCATCTGTTCGCGATGGCGTTGACGTTTCAATGCGACGCCATCACGGGGCTGCAAACCAAACGCGAGGACGGTCGCCCGATGCTCACGCTCAAGGGAACGCTCGACGATCCGCCAGCCAGAGGCAGTTCCACGGTGTCGTCCGATTGGTTTGCCGAGCCGGTGCAGGAAGTCGACTCGGCCCATTTTGGGCTGACGGTCATTTCCACGGCCGCGCTGAAGCGGTGCAAAAAACCGTGGTTCTGGTCGAAGCCTGGGCCAGACGATTCGTGGAACGATGGCCGAGTTGATGACGACATTTGGTTCTGGCGCAACTGGCGGGAATCCGGCAACCGTGTGTTCATCTCGCCGCGTGTCGTTCTCGGGCATGGAGAGTACGTCGTCGCGTGGCCCGGAAAGAATCTGCAGTCGCCTGTGTTCCAGTGGACGACTGACTTCACGACCAAGCTCACCCGCCCCGACACTGCATGGAGTGTGCCGCAATGATGAAAATAAAGTTCACCGCCAACTACTCGACGTATCGCCCTGGAGACATCGCAGAATGCGATAGCGAAGTGGCTCAACGACTGATTGCCGAGGGGCGTGCGGTTCCAGAAAAACAGACCGAACTGATTGAGACGGCAAGCCTTGAGCCCGGCGGCGAGTCCGCTGACCTCACGCCACGCCGTCGCTCACCGAGAGGAATGTGATGGACTATCCCCGCCCGGTGTATGACGGCAAGCCGATGCGGTATCGCAGTGTGCGAACGCTGACGCAGCCGGTTGTCGAGCCTGTGTCTCTGACAGAGGCGAAGTCGCATTGCCGCATCGATTCCGATGCCGACGATTTCTACATCGTCTCGCTCATCACGGCGGCTCGCGAATGGGTCGAGGCGTACATGGACGAGGCTCTGATTCATCGGCAACTCGTTATGCGGCTCGACGGGTTCCCGGCAGAGATTGAACTACCCAGCCCTCCGATGGCGATGTCTGGCACGGCGACGGCTGTCAGCGTCACGTTCACGTCCGACGTGTCGGGAGCGACCGCCACCTTGTCGTCGTCCACGTATCGCGTTGACCGCGACACGAAGCCCGGCGTGATCCGCAACAACTACGGCGGGGCGTGGCCTGGGCATCTGACCGACTACAACTCAGTTGCCGTGACATGGTGGGCCGGGCGTGGTGAGTCTGGTGCAAGCGTGCCACAAGGCATCCGCAATGCAATCCTGATGCTAGTCGGGCATTTCTACGAACGGCGGCTTGCGGCTGACAGCGGTTCGCTGAATGACATTCCTTACGGCGTCAAGGCACTGCTCGACGCGCAACGCTGGGGGTCGTACCAATGATCGACCCTGGCAAACTCCGTGAACGGGTGACGGTGCAAGTCGCCAGCGGCGTGACGAACTCCGTTGGCGAACTGGTGATGACGTGGGCTGACTCGTCTGCCGTGTGGGCCAGCGTCGACGGCGTGTCGGCCCGCGAGCAGCTGCTCTCAGGGCAGAGCCAAGCGGCAATTAGTCACCGCGTGCGGATGCGGTATCTGCCGGGGCTCACGCAGTCGCATCGCCTGTCGTGGGGATCCCGCACGCTGGAAATTATCAGCCTGCTTGAGCACAACAACCGCAGTGAACACGAAGTCATCTGTCAGGAAAACGTCTAATGGCTACTGCAGGCATTGTCATCACGGCAGACTTCCCCGAACTGAAGGCAGTCGGCGATGCGATCCGCAACCTCGGCGACAAGCGGTTCACCGCCGTCGCCCTCAAGGATGCCCTCCAAAAGGCGATAGCCCCTGCAGAGTCACGGCTACGGGAACTAACGCCGGTCGGCCCTACTGGCAATCTGCGGGCCGCTGTGATGTCGCTGGCGAAGGCGTACACGAAGAGCGGCAATGCCGTTGGGCTGATTGGCTACCGACGCAGCGGCAATCGTGGTGCGGTGAGTGCAGTTGGTGGCAGGGTGCGAGTCTCGTCTGGCAATGAGGGCGACCGGGCCTATCACCAGTGGCTGATTGAGTACGGCACGAGAGCCCGCGTCGTGAGCAAGTTCAGCAACACGCCTTACCAAAGGAAAAGCCCATCGTCGCCGTTTGTCAGAACGAGAAAGGGTGGAGGCGAGGAGTCAGTGCGGTCACATACTCGCGTGCGCAATGGCAAGTCTTTCAGAGTGAAGGGGTTCAGCCGAGCCCGAACTGCTACTGTGCAGGAAGTGGTGCAGGGCTCTGGCGAGGTGCATACCGTCAGCGGGCAGAACGCCTACATTGCGTCGAGCTATAAATCCCTCGGCCCGTTTCAGATGATTCGCCAGCCGGGCAATAGAAAACTGGTGCAGACCAGCCCGCCGACGCCGGGGGCGTATTTCAAGAAGTCAGCGAACCCGATTGTGATACCGCCCACGCCAGAAGGTGGCGTAGCCGGGCAGCCGCCAATCCGCACGGCGTTCCAGCAGACGCAGGGCCAAGTGGCCTCGATCCTGCAACAGGAGTTACGAATCTCGTTGGAGCGTGCCCTGTCCACGCTCACCTACAACGCATCTGGCTCAATCTCGGGAGTCTGACGCATGGCATTTAAAAGCCCTGAGGCTGCTATCCGCAACCGCCTCATTACGACGGCGGCCGTGACGGCATTGGTCTCGACCAGAATCTATCCCGTTATCGCCCCTGCGAATGCGGCCCTGCCGTTCATTACGTGGCGGCGGCTTGCGGTGACGCGACAGCAGTCGCTTTCCGGACCGATCGGCGTGCCGACAGTAAACTTGTCGGTCGATATTTTTGCCGAAACCTACGAAGCCGCCCGGGATATTGCTGATCAGTGCCGCGTGGCTCTGGATGGGTGGGGAGGCACTTTCGAGAATACAACGGTGAGCAACGTGTCGCTCGACAACGAGAGCGACGGGTTCGCACAGCTTGCCGGTGGCGACCTCCCGCCGGTCTACACGGTCCAACAACTTTACGGCATCCTTTGGCAGGAGTAACTAGCTATGGCAACTACGCCGCATGACGGAACAGGTACGAGTTTTTCGTTTGCTGGTGCTTCGTACACAGTGACGAACATCGTCTACAACCTCTCAGACCCTGCTACCGATGACACGATTGACGTTTCGCATCTTGGCATCACGGCTGGCAATGCGATCCTCACGCAGAGCAGGCCGCTTACTGGCTCCGCTACCGACACGGGCCGCGAGGTTGTGATTGAGTATCTCGGGGCGTCCGTCATCGCTGACGCCACGACGGGCACCATTGCGATCACCGTCGGCGGCAGTACGCTTCTGTCAAAGCCCGCTACCGTTGCCTCGTCTAGCGTCACGCTGGCGGTCAATGACGTTGTCAAAGGCACTGCTACTTTCAAAGTCGGCCGGTAGCTTGACGGGAGAACCGTCATGGCAACTTATGCTGCCGGTGTGACCGTTACGTGGAGCGGCGTTGCGTTCACAGAGGTCGTCGAGTTGAAGGTGCTGCACGGCGGCGACTTGCCGATTTCGCGCAGCGGTGGCACACCTTTTGCGCTTGACTTGGGCAGTATAGACGTAGTGTGCTTGGGTGCTGAGAACTGCTCGCCAGCCAACTACGGCAGGCGTGCCACGTTTGAAGTCTCCGGGCCGGGTGTGGTGTTCACTCACAAGGCAATCTTCCAACGGCTCGCCGTCGAGAAGAAAGTCAACGACGTGCAACGCCACACGGTGACGCTCCGCTTTTCACCATCCTAGGAGTTTCTCATGGCATTGACGGCAGACCAGATTCTTGCGGCTGACGATCTCGGGCTGAAGCGAGTCGCTGTTCGCGAATGGAACGGCGAAGTGTTCATCCGCATGATGAGCGTTGGCGAGCGGGACGCGTATGAGCGGCTCTGGATCGGCAAGCGAGAGACGGGCGTTGACAACTTCCGCACGGAATACCTCGCCCGCGTCTTGTGCGATGACAAAGGCGAGCTGTTGTTCACCCGCGAGCAGGTCGGAGCATTGGCGAACAAATCAGGCGCAGTGATGGGCCGGTTGTTCGATGAGGCTCTCAAGCACAACAACATGACGGAGGCGGACGTCGAGCAGCTGGGAAAAGCCTAGGAGTCTCGCCGACGCGGCGGTTCATGTTTGCGTTGGCGGGGCACCTTGGAATGACGGTTGGCGAATTGTCTCGCCGCATGGATTCGCGGGAGCTTACTGAGTGGATGGCGTACACGCGCTACTACCAAGCACTCCCCGATCCGTGGCGGCAGACTGGCCTTGAAGTGAGCGCGATGCTCGCGCCGCACTCACCGAAAGGCAGATGTCCGTCTGCCGATGATTTCAATCCGATTGAAAAAGCTCCGCAGCATGGCGACCAGATGCTGGCACAGGTTCTGGCTTTGCAATCAGCACTAGGTGGCGGGTAATGGCAAACATCGTCGGGTTAGCACTGAAGGTCACCGGCGACGCGAGTGGCTTGGCAAAGTCGCTCACGCCAGTGGATCGTGCTCTTGACAAGCTCGCTGTCCAAGCCGAGAAGGCGACGAGCGTATTCACGCCGTTCGCGGACAAAACTGCGGCGGCGAGCCGGGCGCAGGAAGAGTTCGCCACGAAATTTTCTGCGTTGGCCGACCAGCTTCGCAGCGGCGTGGTCGGGCCGCAGGAATATGCGGCTGCGTTTGGGCGGCTGAGTGAAGAGGCCAAAGGGACGGCGGCGGCCTTTCAAGAGGGGCTGCGGATCACGCAGCAGAACCAAACTGCGGAGCAGGCAAGGTCGGAAAGCCTGGGGAGGCTGAACGAATTGCTGCGGCTCGGTGCGATAGACGCCCGCAACTTTGGACTAGAGTCGGCCAAGCTGTCGGAAGGCTCAGACAGCACTGCCTTGGATCGTTTCGCGGAAGCCATTGCACCGATGCGAGCCGCGCTTGAAGGCGGTACTTTGTCTGCCGAAAGATTTGCAGAGCAGTCGCAGGAGATTGCTGCGGCGATCAGCGGATCGACGCCAGCCGCAGAACGTCAAGCAGCGGCGATTCTTGAGCTACGCAACCGCTTCGACGCTGGGCGAGTTTCTGTCGAACAGTACCGCGAAGAGTTTTCACGGATTCAATCCGGCGATATTGCGACGACGTTTGAGATTCAAGTCGTTGGTGTACGCGAGGGGGTTGAAGCCAGCAACGAACTGCGAGCCTCGCTGGCTCAACTGACTGACACGCAGATCACGGCAGCACTTCAAGTGGCTGGCGTCGAACAGTTGGATGACCTGCGGCAACAGTTCGCTGGCATTGACGGAGCGCAAATTGATGCGGTGCTGAAGGTTCTCGGAGTGGAGACGATTGAAGATGCGAGGCAGCAGCTTGAGTCACTAGCTAACGTCGATGCTTCCGCAACGGTCAACATTGCCAACGCCGCTGAGGTTCAAGGAACGATTCGCTCAATTGAGTCGTCTTTCGGTTCGCTTGAGGCAGCGCAGTCGCGGCTGGAAAGCCTGCCAGACATTGACTTGAAAGCCACGCTCGAAGTGCTGGGTGTCGATTCGATTGACGCCGCCCGCGACCGGCTGATCGCCTTGGGTGCTTTGCAGATCGAGCCAAAGCTGCAGGCGATAGGGTTTGAAAACATTGATGCTGCCCAAGCAGCGATTGATTCTCTAAGCGACCGCAGCGTTACGGCCACGCTTGAGTTTCTCGGGGCCGGGACTATTAGCGATGCGGCAGAGAAGCTGGCGGAGCTCGACGGCACCACCGCCGAAGCGTTCCTGCAGGCCACTGGGTTTGAGTCAATAGATGCCGCCCAATCCAAACTGAGTGAATTGAAAGACGTAGACGTTGCGGCGACGCTGCAGCTGCTTGGTGTAGACACGCTTGATGCCGCCAGAAATAGGCTTGTGGAGCTAGGCGACTTACAGATCCAGCCAAGGCTGCAAGCCATTGGCTTTGAGTCAATTGACGCCGCTCGGGCGGCGATTGAGTCGTTAAGTGATCGCAGCGTCACGGCGACACTTGAGTTCTTGGGGACAGACAGCATCGACGATGCGCGTGAGCGACTTGGCACGATTGACGGCACCACCGTCGAAGCGTTCTTGAGGGCCAGCGGGTTTGAGTCGATTGACGCCGCACAGGCACAACTCGCAGAACTTCAGAACGTCGACGTAGCGGCCACGCTGACCGTGCTCGGTGTAGACACGATTGACGAAGCCCGGCAGCGGCTTGCGTCACTTTCCACGGTAGACATTGTGCCAGTGCTGCGGTTGCTTGGAGTAGACTCAATTGCTGACGCACGGCAGCAGCTTGCTACGGTAAACGGCACAGAGATTGACACGCAGCTTCGCGTGCTGGGCATTGATGGCATTGAGTCCGCGAAGGCACTGATTGCCAGCGTCGAAGGAAAAAATGTCGATGTAATTGCCAAGACTCTTGGCATTGATTCTGTCGCGACCCTGACGCAGGCGATTGACGCCGCCGAAAGCAAGACGGTTACGTTCGACGTCGCCAGCAACGCGGACGAAGAATCGCGTCGCGTTGCAGAACTTATTGCAGAGCAAAACGCCTACCAAGCTGCTATCGCTGAGGGAATCCGCGTCACCGATCAAGTTCGTACCGCCGAGGAACGACGGGCTGCAGAACTTGCGAACATTGAGTCGCTTCTCGCGAGAGGGGCAATCTCTGAAGAGACTGCTGGACGTGCTCGGGACAAACTTACGGGGGCGAGCGAAGCGGCTGCCGCCGCCGAGCAGGAATTTTCCAGAGCAAAGGAGCAGGCGGCCAACATCATCGAGGCCAGCTTGACGGCTACCGAGCGAGCCCAACGGTCTTACGATGCCGCCGTTGCTACGGCCCAAGACTTGGAGCGGCGAGGACTGCTGACGAAAGAACAACTCAACGCCGAGATCCGACGACAGGCTGACCTGTTTGCCAAGGCCGCTGTTTCAGCCGACAGGTACGCGGGCGAGGTCGACGCGGCGGGGAACGTCGACCTGAAATTCAACGAACTGTCTGGCGTTCTTGGATTACTGCCGGGGCAGATCGGCGGCGTAGCAAGTCGGCTGAGTTCGTTCGCGTCGGCAGGCGAAGGCTTCCAAAAAGTTTTTGCGGGCGGCGTGACGAATGCGATGAAAAGTTTTGGGGGATCACTGGCCGGGCTCACCAATCCTCTCACGCTGGCGGTTGCGGGGGTCGCTGCATTCGGTGCTGCTGCGTCGGCCATCGTGTCTGGTTTGTCACGGCTAGAAGAACGCGTCGAAAACCTTGGCAACACAGCCGACAAGCTCGGCGTCTCGTTTGAGTTTATTCAGACTCTTGAGGAAGCAGCCAACAGATCCGGCACCAGCATTGACGCGGTGAGTGCTGCGTTCGGCAGATTGCAAAAGAGCGTCCTAGGAGTTGACGAGGAGAGCAAGGCGGCGCAGAAGGCACTGCAAGAAATCGGCGTGACCTCGGAGCAGCTCGCGGCGTTGAATCCCGAGGAACAATACCGGCTGATCGGCGAAGAGTTGCGAGGTATTGAAGACCCGGCGAAGCGAACCGCGACCGCCGTGGCGTTGTTCGGCAAGACCGGATCGGACTTGATTCCATTCTTCAATAACCTTGCCGGTGCCACGGTCGACGTGCAGCGATTCAACGCACAACTAAGCAGCGTTGACCGGACGCGGATCGACGGCCTGGGGGAGTCGTTCGACACGGTTCGCGTGTCCATTACTGGTCTTGGCAACGAACTGCTCACGCCATTCATCGGCATCACGCAGAGCCTGGGCGAAGGGCTGTCGTCAGGCATAGCAGCGTTCGGCAGGAACATCGGAGCGATTCTCGACATCTTTTCTCCGTTGACAAGCATTCTTGGTTTGGCTGGGAATTTGTTTCTGCAATTTGGTGCCACGCTTGGCAATATCATCGGCACTGTGCTTGAGCCATTTGCAGCGTCGGGAAGAATTGTCAGCGGCGTGATCGACGCGATTAGTCGGGCGACAAGTAGCGTCGCAGGCCAAATCAACGACGCCGTCGTCGGCTTCCGAGAGTTCTTCAAATTTGAAGGCGTTGCCCTCAACTTCTCTTCATCGTTTGAAGTGATTGGCGAGACGCTGGCCCGCGTTGGTGCGATTGTGTCACGCTTCGCAGAAGTTGCGGGGCAGGCTATCAGCCGCGTCGGGGCAGTCGTTGTCGAAGGCGTTTCGAAATTTCTTGAGTTCACTGGCGTCGGTGACTCGGTGTCTGGTTTTGCCGATGGCGTTGTCGCCGCATTTGGTGGACTGTGGGAAGGCATCAAGTTCGTCGTCGGCCAAGTGGGCGGGTTCATTGAACAGGTGCTTCAGTTTGCCGAGGATTGGCTGGGGATCGTCCCTGAGATTGAGCAGCCCGTCGAGGCTACCGTGGAACTCTCGGACGGCGGTGCGATTGATGAGCTACTTGCAGGAAGCAAGACCTTACAGAAAACGCTTGACGACGTTACGGGCAGCGTCGGGAAAGCTATCGACGAGTCCGCCAAATTCGGGCAATCGGGTTTTGAAGCCGCGCTTCGGTATCAAGAGTCGATTGATGACCTGAGAGAAAAGCTCAACTCCGGTCTGTTCAACGAAGAGACTTTCAAACGCGAAGCTGCCAGAGTCGGCGAAGTGTTCAAGTCAGAACTGGCACGCATCGAAGAACAGGCGAAGCTCGACCTTCAGATTTCAGAAGAGACAGAAAAGACGCTGGGCGGGCTGCAAGAAAAGATCAACGCAGTCGCTGCCGACGCGACGAAGTTCGGGCAGTCTGGCTTTGACGCGGCGGCACAGTTTCAAGCAAAACTCCGCGAGCTCGGCCAGCAGTTTGAGGACGGTCGCATCAACGCTGCGACGCTGGCCGATGAGACTGCGAAGGCGACTGCCGAATACGACAAACAGGTCGAAGGGTTCAAGACGGTTGACGAATTACAGAAGTCGATTCTCAAGGCAGACAAGGATCGCGTGGCGGCTCTGCTTGCCAACAACAGGGCGACGACAGAGCTAGAGCAAAACCAAGCTGCCGTGCAGCGAGAGCAGCTACGGCTTGAGGAGGAGGTTCGCAAGCAGCGTGAGGCTGGCAATGTGTTCGCCGCTGACGCGGCGGCGGCACGTTTGGCTCAACTCGATCAAGAGGCGGCGAAGCTAGAAGAAATCCAGCAGGCAACGGACCAAGGCTTCACGGATGGCTTCAAGAAAAGTTTTGAAGCGACGGCGAAAAGCCTCGGCGCGTTGGTCGTGAAGGCTGAGGAGTTCGGCAACGTCGGTGCTATGGCAGCCGAGGCTTTGCGGCTCGGCGTTGAGCGTGCGCAGTTGCAAGCCCGCGACGGCATCCTGACGCAGGAGACTTACGACCGCGAAATCGCCAAGCAACAAGATTTGTTTGACCAACGTCTCGCTGCCGCCAAGCGTGTTGAGGATTTTCTCGCTAGCACATTAGGGCAGCGCAACAAGGCTGAACTAGACGCCGTCGCTCAACTAGAGGAGCGAAGAAAACAGGCCGAGCTGAACGTGGAGGCGATTCAAACAAGGATTGCCGACGAAGAGCAGAAGCGTGACGCCACGACCAACATCGGAGAACGTCGAGCGGCCACGCAGCGGATCAAGGAATTGAAGCAGGCAGAGCGTATTGAGAGTGGCATCGCCAAGGGCAGAGACGACGTTGCACGTAATCAGTCCGCTGGGCTGTCTGCCGGTCTCAACAAAGCACAGCAGTTCCAGAGCCGGGTCGCTCAGTCCAATGAAACTTTTTTGCAGGCGTTTACCGGGACATACGCCGCAGCGAATGCGTCACTCAATCAAGCCAACGCCGTCGCTGCGGAACTTGCAAGGCAGCAAGAGTTGAGCCGCCCGGTGGCTGGTTCGGTCTCGACGGCTGACATTCGCACGGCGGAAGGGGCGGCACTTGTGCTGGGGCTCGGGGCGGCGGCACAAGACCCGAATTTGATCGAGGCCCGGCTTCAGACAAAGCAGCTGACCGGCATTCGCAACGCGATCAACAATGCCGTGTCTGGTTACATCGGCACCGTTGCGGAGATTTTCTGATGGGAGTTGATTCGTTTCGCGAGCTGGGCAGAACGCTTGAAGGCGAGGTCGGCGGCACGACTGTCGCGAAGCGGCGGTTCGTTGTGATCCTTGACGACAACGCGGCCACCGCTCCGACTGCGAACATGGAAGTGGTGAACGCCGTTGGCGGCGGAACCTGGGGGGCGGCACACCCTGAGTTCGCTTTTCTTGGTCTAGCAAAAGTCTCGTTGAGCGAGACCTTCGGCGACAATCCATATCACGTCGAGGCGACGCTTGAATATCGCGTCGTGCCTTCACGACTGTCGTCAGCACCTCTCGCTCGTTCTTCCGAATGGTCGTATGAGGCGGTGCCCGGAGACCAAGTGCCAGCATTGTTTTACTACGACGGCGCAACGCAACGGCCGCTCACTAATTCAGCCTACGACTATTTTGAGGGGCTGACCGTCCCCGAGTCATTGACGCGAGTGACGATCAAGCAGAACGCCGGAAGCCGACCGACTGGTATTATCAACTCTTTCGGGTACGTCAACAGTGATTCGTTCAGCGGTGCTCCCATCCATCACTGCAAGCACGAAGGCAGCACGATTGAACAGGTCGAAGAGTTATACAACAACACCAAATACACATACTGGCGTGCGGAGTCGCAAGTTCTTATCCGGCCGACCGGATGGAACCTCCAACTACCGGACGTCGGGTTCAATTTCATCTCTGGCGGACAAAAACGTCGGGCGATGGTGTTCGACTCTGAGAACTCTGAGTGGATTCCAAGTGCAAGCCCGCTCGGGCTTGACGGCAACGGCGGACTGACTGGCGGCTACCCAGCGATTCTGGATAGGCGAGTGCTGCCGCAGACTTCGTTCTCAGGCTTGTTCGGCAGTCCACCCGCGTGACTCGGAGCTAGTGATGCCTGACCGTATTTCATTCACGCGGCCTGCCGTCGAGCGGATAGCACGAGTCGTTCGGGCCGTCGAGAATGCACGTCCGTCGGGCGGTTCGCTGACGTTTGATCGCATTGATTCGCAGCGTAAAGTTTTTCGTGTCTGCACCTTCACTGGTGCGTGGTCGATTGGATCATCAAAGACGGTGACGTTTCAAAACGTCACCAGCACGCCTAATACCGTCAGTGCGGTCAACCTGTTCTTTCCTTTGTCTGCGGTGCCGCCTGCGGCATTGACCTGCGCAATAGCAAAAGACGGGTCGCAGTGGTATCTGGTCGACGTGCCGCTAGCTTTGAGAACTGGCATTTTCGTTGGGACAACGCAGTCTGGTGTTGATGTAACGTCTACTTCGGAGCGATCGTACGTGACTGATGTTCAGATCGCGGCCAGTCTGAATACTTCTAGCTGCAGCATCACTGTGAATAAGACTCTCAGTACGGCATCTGCGACGTTCGTGACAGGCACAGCAACGTCAGTCCGCGTTAGCTCTACATACACTGCATCCTATCTTGCTTTAGGGTATTGAAATGGCGTGCTGCTGTGCTGGTGGGTGGTATTGCAGTACGGGTTGCTGCACAGATTTGACCACTGGACTACATGCCCAGAGTGCGTCGTGCGATTGCACTGGTGCGTCTAAGCATTATTCCGCCGACTGGTCAAACGCCACGGGCGGCTGCGCCCCGTGTGCGTTTTTGTTCCCGCACAATGTCTCTGTTACGGTGACTTACACAGGCCCAAGCCCGATTCCTGGCGAGACCGAAACATTCAATCAGGTAAGAAATGGAACGCGCACATATTCCCCGCTAACTTGCAATGGTTCTCTGTTTGGTGACCTAGTGAGTTCTGGCATGTTTCCTATTGTGTGGTATCCAATTGATCAATTCGCATACTACTGGATGCCTTTTTCGTTCAACTACGAGAACGCTGGCGACGGACTGTGGAGGCAAGTAATCTGGATAATTGGCGGGCCGGTGGCACCGGCAATAGCTTTCTCGGACTTTCGATACAAGATTTCTCATGATTGCACTGGCCCGGAATCCTCATGGTCATGGATCAACGGCCTGTCTCTGTCCTACAGCACTGTCTACAGAAGAGACAACACGTTGCTGCCGGGCGGAAACCTCTCGTTGGTGTTTAACAGTTTTGACGCTCTGCAGGTTGGCAGCAGCGACAGGCTTGGTTCCTGGGTGAGGAGGTGCTAGGGCATGCCTTGCTATCAATCAACTAACCTTCCTGCTGGCGGCAGTACCACAGGCCGCACTGCCTATGCTACTGAGCAGGAGTGTCTGGAAGCCTGCAAAGAGGGCGCATGCTGCCAAGGAACAACGTGCAGCGTCAGGCCGCAATGTCAGTGCCAAGGGACGGGGCAGACGTTTCACGGCGTTGGTACAACGTGCAACCCTAGTCCGTGCTGTCAGGATTCCGCAGTCGCTGTGCTGGTGACTGTTTCGGGATACCGAGACTGCTTGGCAACAGGCCAACGCATCACGGCTATTCCCCGGTCAATGACTTGCATGCCCGGTGGTGGAGTTATTTCTGGTGTTGGCGGTGGCGTAGCGAATTTTGGGTATACGCATTCTTTTGAGGCTGGGAGCGGCCTGAATTATAGAGGGGCATTTCTCCAACTGTTATTTTCTTCAAGTTCCCTAAAATTCACGGTCGGCTATGCAGAAGTTACCAATGACGAATTGCTTCAATGTGGCCCGTGCGGACTGTATGCCAGTGTAGCACTCTATTATCAGAATCCAGAAACGCACAATTGCATAGGATCAATAAAGAACTGGGACTGGATTGTAGGGAAGTCATACACAGTCGTAACCAATAATCGAGGCGGGCTTGGAAACTGTCGTTCGGATACGAGTAACGATACGTGCACAGTGACAATTGATGGCGTTCAGTACCTATGAAGCTATGTGAACATGACGATAATGGCGTCTGTCGGCTGTGCGGGATACCGTACCCAGACAGCAGATACGCGAGGGAGTGCCAGCCGCATTCCTATTGGCTTGAGCAGTCACGCACGACTGAGCAGCCGATAGTAGAGGTTGCCGCAGCAGACGACGCGGCACCGATAGGCCGTGGCCCAGGCACAGAGCTATCAAAGCTGCTGAAGCGATTTGGCATTGAACCAACGCCAACCTGTGCCTGCCGCGCCAAGGCCGCAGAAATGGACGCATGGGGGCCAGACGAGTGCGAGAAGCCAGAGCGGATCGCAGAGGTAGTTGCCGTCATGCGGGCGGAGGCCGAGGCACGCGGCCTGCCGTTCCTTGACGTGGCTGGCAGAATGCTCGTCAGGCGGGCGATCAAAAACGCACGCAGGGAGGCGAGCCGTGTCGAAACGCAAACCGCCACCTCCCAAGAAACAGCCGGGGGTGATTCTCCCCCCGGAACTTGACGACGACGACGACGAGGTGGCGGGCGGCGGGATTCCTGACGACGACGGAAACATTTTCCTGCGACGGTCGAGCGGCAAGGATGCCAAAGCAAAACCGAAACCGAAAAAGCCTCGTGAGTGAAGTCGCCGACCTAGCGGAGTATCGGCTGCCTGGGTTTAAGTCGTGGTTCGACTCTCTGCCCGACGACGCACGGGCCGAACTTGCGACGGTGCGTGACGCATTCCTGCATGGCGAGCTTCGCGGGCGGCAGAAACGCAGCGTGGCGAACGCGGTGATGGCGGTGGCAAGGGAACGCGGTTGGCGAACGAGCGGCATCCAAGGAGTGATTGCATGGCTCGACGCAAAGCCCTGACGGACGTTGCTGCGAAACTCCCGCCCCCTGCCCCTGCTGCTGACTCCGAACAGGTGACGCAGCGGCAGGACGGTGACACGCTTGAGGCTCGCTCGACAAGCCGCCGGATTCGCACGGTGGAAGACTTGCTACGACATATCGACGCTGACCTTGACCGCTACGAGGTCGCTGCGAGTGAGGCAACGAAGTGGGAGTGTGGTGACGGCGACGGCGGTACGGTCGAACTGCACCGCGTGTTCGTCCGACTCAAGCCCCGTGGAGGGCCGTCGACTCGTGACGTTGTGGCGGCAATGATCGAAGGTGCGAAAGGCGGCTTTTCATCTTCGAAAAAGCTATCGAAACGCCGTGCCCCGATAGAGTCTGGGCTATTGCAACTGCTCGTCGTGGCCGACACGCACTTCGGCAAATATGCCTGGGGGAGAACCACGGGCGGTGACGACTACGACCTGGGGATTGCGGAGCGGCTCGTCGGCGAAGCGGGCCGTGAACTGCTTGCCGCTGGGGAGCAGCACCGTCCTGCCAAACGGGTCATCGCTTTCCTGGGTGATTTGTTCCACTACGACACGCCGCATGGTACGACAACCTCGGGCACACCACTTGAGCGTGACGGACGCCTGCAGAAAATGATCGCGGTCGGTTGCGACACCCTGCTCTCCCTGGTGGAGAAGTCTGCCGAGACTGTGCCGACCGACGTCTACTGTGTGAACGGGAACCATGACGAGGTTCTGACCTGGGCGTTTCAGCGGATTTTAATGGAACGCTTTCGCCATTCACGAACCGCGACCATCCGAGAGCAGTTCACGGGTCGGCAGTATTTTTCGCACGGGAAAAACCTTCTCGGTTTTGCTCACGGGCATCGTGCAAAAAAGAAACTCCCTCAGCTTATGGCGTTGGAAGCCGCGTCGGAGTGGAGCCGTTGCCCGTACCGTGAGTGGCACACGGGCCACTACCACGCGCAGGCTGCAATCGAAACGCTGGACGGCGTCGTTACAAGGACAGCACCGGCCATCTGCCCGCCCGACGACTGGCATTCTGCGAATGGGTTCGTCGGATCACGGCAGGCGATGGAGACGTTTCTCTATTCGCACGACGGTGGGCTGGTCGCTATGCACGTCGCGTCACCGAAAGGCAAATGATATGGGTTGGATTCCGAACAGTCGCACCGAAGAGCCGCCAGCGATGCCTGAACTCCGCGAGGGTTCTCAGAAATTCCTGGCAGTGCTGGACGAGATTAGGGAATTGCATCTCCGCAAGACGCTGGACTACGGCAGCGACGAAGATGCTCTGTCGAACATTCGCAACTCTGCGGACGTCATCAACGTCCCGGCCTACGCTGGGTGCGTTGTGAGAATGTCCGACAAGATGCACCGCCTGCGGTCGTTCTTTCGCCGTGGCGTTGTCGAGTTCGATGGTCTGGAAGATACGTTCCTCGACCTTGCCGCCTATGCAATCATCGCTCTCGTTCTCTACCGGGAGGCCACTGACGATGCTGACGAGCGATGACCTAGCACAGATGGAGCACCGCGCGAGGCGTTTTGCGGGGGCGTATACGGGCACGAGCGGTACTCTGGCAGCGGACGTGCTTCGGCTGTTGAAAGAACGCCAGAGACTGCTTGCCGAGCTTGCGATCAAAGCCGAATCGGGCACGCCGTACTGGCGACAGGCACGCGACTAGGCCACGGGTGCGGCAGCGACGGGGCTTTCACCCTTTCACCCGTCGCTGCCCCCGTGTGCCGAGGGCCAGATTGCTGGCAGTAGGTCGCACGGCTGCGGGCCTCGGTTGGTCATGCGACGATCCAGATACCATCGCTGAGTGATTCTCGGGTTCGAATGGTCGAGCAGCACCGAGGCGTCGCCGCCGAGACTCTGGAAATGGCTCGCGGCTGACCTACGAAGGGCATGGAACGACAGGTGGCGTCCCTTCCCCAGCCCTGCCCTGGCAACGATGTCGGCGTACCGGCACCACAGGTAGCCACGGTTGCCGTCCCATTCAAAAAGGCGATGCTCGCCTCGTGCTGAATGAGCCAGTTCAGCCGTTCTGCTTGACAGCCGGTACACGGCGTCGCGTTTCCCGCCCTTTCGATACTCTGCACGAACGTGCAGATGCGTGTCTGTCACGTCGCTGGGTCTGCATTCCAGCACCGCGCCGATGCGTTCTGCGGTTTCCCAGAGAACGCTGACGAGTGCCGTGAACCACACTGCGGCGGTGACTGCTCCGACCGTTCCGCGAGTGGCTGCGGCGGCGCGCATGATGCCCTGCAGTTCGGCGATGCTGAACGCTTTCGGTACGCGGTCGGGGAGTGGTGCCGGTGGTACCTCTGGCATGACTTGAATCAGCCCTCGGTCTCTGGCGAACCTCGCTAGCGAGACAAGCTGAGTTCGTTCCTTCTCTGCGGTGTAGGGGCTGCGGGTTGCGGCTCTGTCTTCTAGGAAACGTCCGATCATCAAGTCAGTCAAGTCGTCGATGGTGGGTTCGTATCCGCACCACTTTCCGAATGTCCGGATTGTGCAGCCGTACAACCGGCACGTCTGTTGCGACCGGCCGCGTAAACGAAGTGGCCGATAGAAATTTATGAACAGGTCAATCAGTTTCATGGTGAGTTTCCAAGCGTGTTCTCGGATATAGCTCACGCTTCGTGCGTAGTCATCCCTCCACGGCATGGAATCCTGTCCCCGCCATTCAGGTCGCCCGTCCCTCACGTTGAGGGGCGGGCAATCTGCATGTACCGATAGCACGGGAGTCCGAACAATGCAACCAGAGCCTGAGTGGGTCTCGGTTCCGAAAGCCGCCGAAATGCTCGGATGCACTGACGTATGGGTCATTCGGATGCTGCAAAAAAAGCAGCTTGAGGGATTCAGACTGAACGGCCGTGCATGGGCTGTCAGCCGGAAGTCAATCGCTCAGAATCTCAAGGAATACCTTGAACGCGACCCCGCCCTCTCGGGACGGAAGCGATCGAAGCTCGCCTAGCCTATTGACGCGAAGTGGTCACGCTACTAGCATGGAGGACGAACGGCATGGAGACGAAGAACGTGGGATACTTTTCAACGGTGCAGGCTGCGGTGCGGTTGGGCTGCAGCGCAACGACGGTTCGCCGCGCTGCCAAGAAAACTGGCGTCGGCATCTACTTCGTGGGCGGTCGGCTCGCTGCCCTGGCACCGGCTGACCTTGCGGCGTTGAAGCCGCACATCCATGAGACGAGCGGCAACCCTGACTGGATTTCAGCCGGGAAGAAACCCGCGCGGCGAAAAACGTCCTGAGTTATATGAGCATTTTTCGAGGTGCCCATTTCAGGTTCGACCGGCGTTGGTTTTCTTGCCAGCGATCCTATGTCCGCTGAGGCAAAGCGGTTAGTCGCTCACGAAAACCTGCTCGACAACCCATTCTGGCACCACTTTTCCCTTGCGGGGGTGGGGTAGCCGAGCATTTTTGCCCCTGCCCTCCCTGGAAAAGCCCCTTTTAATAGGGATTTTCGGCCTCCTAAAAAAATCTTTTCTAACCCTATTGACTACATTGAGCCGATAGCCTACAGTATTCCAAGTCAGGAGCGGACACCCCTGACTGACTTCAAACGGAGACGAACGATGACCGACGCCAAGAAAATCCTCGAAAACCAAATCGCCAAGGCCGACTCTGCAATCCTGGCAGCGAAGGCAAAGGTCAGCAAACTGGACGACCAGATTCGCCGCGAGTCGTTCGACATGTGCAAGATGGTCAACTCGCTGTCCGGTTCGTCGCTCGGCTGCCACGCTTCCAACATCATCAGCCTGGGGACTGAAATGGCTCGGGCCTGCACTGAGTTGCAGTCGGCTCAAGATGCCAAGCAAGCCGCCGAGTCGACCCTCGAAATGCTGAACGGCTGATCGCACAAAACTTTTTTTCTGACCCTATTGACAACACTGAGCCGATAGCCTACAATCCCTGGGTCAGCTGGCGGACACCAACTGACTGACTTTCAAACGGAGACGAACGATGACCGCACAAAGCAAGAACGACTTCAAGAAAATGCAAGATGCGATTCGGATGCTGGCCCGCTCCGACAAGCGAACGAATCACACGACACGGCTGGGCGACAACCCGGCGGCGGTCGATGCGGTTCTGACTCTGGTCGAGGAACTCTGCTCCGTGATTCGGCAGCAGGAGGGGCTCGTGGTGGAGACGATTGGCTGATTGTTTGGGTTCGTATACTTTTCTCAACTTCACTTTTCTCAAAGGGACTAAGCGATGAACGGAATGATCGACAACAACGTTTCGGAAATGGTTCGTGGCGCGTTCGGCTTCAGCGTGGACAAGTTTCCGCTGAGTGGCCCCGATGGTATGCGGACTCCGCACTACGGACTGTTCCGCAGCGATAGCGGTGAGTGCGTCGGGGGGTCGAGTGTCAGCGGTCGGTATGTGCCGCACACGACGGACGATGTCCTGGCACTCGTAGAGGCTGCGGGCAGTGCGTTTGGTGGAGTGGCGAGCGTCAAGTGTTTCTTCCGTGACGGGCACCATGTGGCCGTCCAGCCGACACGCGAGTACCGGCAGAGTGTCTTCGGGACGAGGGACAACGTATTTCCCCGGCTCATGATCGATGCCCCGTACGGTGGCATGGGTTCGTTCACTACGTCCCTGGGATTCTGGCGGGATGCCTGCCGGAATATGTCCATCCTGCGAATGGTCAGTGGGTCGTCCGTTTCGATCCGGCACACGTCGGGCCTGCGGCTGCAGATGGACGAACTCATCCTGGCGTTCGGCCAGTTGGAAAGCGGCTGGCAGAATCTCACCACCGTGATTCGTGGCATGGAGGAACGTCAGGTCCGCATGACTGACTTCCTCACCGCCATCTACGGTGAGCCGAACGAGAGTGAGGGGCGGAGCCTGACGCTGCACCGCAAGCGGACCGAGGCAATCTTCCGCCGCCTGCAGCGTGAGCGGATGAGCACGGGTCGTGCTGACATGGGCAGCGACTTCATCGTGTCTGGCTGGGAAGCATTCAATGCCGTTCAAGGGTA